CCTTAGATAACGAATACTATAACTTAGAGACATTGCCAGAGGAGATAGATGATTTGCGATTTGCGATACTAGATAACAGTAACCCAAGTAATGTAGATTATCATTATATCCCATTAATCTTTTTAGAAAGTTTTAACGCCCCTGCACTTGTATTGAAGATTGGTAAACACACAATTAAGATGCCAGTAGACTGGCAGATATTGATTGGTGAAAAGGAACACGGTGACTTAGAAACACTACCATTAACAAGTATCAATGATAGGGGGTTTAATGCGTTTGAGTTTAATCCATTGAGTAGTTTCAGTCCTACATTCTTACCCATTGAGATATTAGATATCTATCACGATGTAACATGGTATGCACCTAGATTAAAGAACGGGCAGTTTCTATGTGTGCCAATTGAAGATGGACCTAAACCCGCATGTATATATTTTGTAAAAGAGATTAGTCGTAATTGTGAGATAATAGATTATGCACAGGCATTTTAATGGCAACTAGAAAAGCAGCAGTTCCAGTTGATGAAAAATTTGACAAACAAGATTTAGACTTGTTTGAGGTCCTTGCCGCACTTGATAAGAAAGACTATGGCTTCTATGATAGACTGTCAATAGAACAACAAAAGAAGTTTGTCCCATTCACATTGATACAATGGATGAGTGCAATCAAAGCATCAGGTGACCTTCAAGGGTATTATTTGATGAGTGTAGAATATCACGCAAACAAATATCTATTCAATGAGAATGTACAGAAACATCCTAAACTACAATGGTTGATGTTATGTGCTAGTAGCCCGGCATTAGGTAAACAGTTTCATCAATGGATACCTAATATAAGTCCTAAGGTAAGCAAACTACAAGCGCCTGCAAAGATTAAAGATATAAGAGAATACTATAAGAAGATATATCCCAAAGCACATGAAGATGATATAACGGCTGTAAGTCAAGCGTTTGTCGATAGTCAAAAGCGTAAACTTAGATTAGCAGAATTATTCCCCAACATGAAAATAACAGACATTGAGACACTAAATGAAACTATCACCGACGAACAACTTAAGCAATATGAAAGAGACCTCGGTAACTGAACCAGTAAAGTATGGTTGTGAATTCTGTAAGCGTGAGTTCTTAAAAGAAAGCACGATAACTAAACACATCTGTGAGAACAAGCGTAGGTGGTTAGATAAAGACTTGCGTGGTAATCAGTTTGGCTTTCAGACTTGGGTGCAGTTTTATAAAAAGAATACATCTAGTCGCAAACATCGTACCTATGAAGAATTCATTCGTAGCGCATACTATACAGCATTCACAAAGTTTGGTAACTATTGTCTTAACATCAATGCTATCAACATAACACGATATGTTGAATGGCTGTTGAAGAATCAGATCAAGATTGACAATTGGTGTAGTGATAGTGTCTATACCAAATATCTTATTGAGTATTTAAGACATGAGGATCCATTTGATGCGATACATCGTAGCGTAGAGACTTGTATCAAATTAGCTGAGGATGCAAACATTCAACCACATGACATGTTGCGTTATGGAAATGCAAACAAACTATGTTATGCTATCACAACGGGCAAGATAAGTCCATGGTTGTTGTATCAGAGTGACAGTGGTACCCATTTTCTAGATACATTAAATGAAGGTCATGTTAAAATGATCATTGATTATATAAATCCAGAACAGTGGGCGATAAAGTTTAAGCGTGATACTGATGTTACAAAAAGAGTCAAAGATACAATCAAAGAAGCAGGCTACTAGGGTTCGTGTACCTTGGGCGAAAGGTGAAACTTCATACAAGTGGAATGATGTATGTGGCTATGCGATAGAACACTTTGGCTTACCTGGTGAAAGATATTACACGCATGCCACAGAAGATTATATGGATTTTTATTTCTATGACGAGCGTGATGCCATACATTTTAATTTGAGTTGTTTATGATTAAGAAACGCGCCATACATGAAGCTAGATGGGTATCTGAATTATCAGATCAATGGATAAATGAACTCGGCATGAAAAGACTTGAAACTGGCTATGCCGACAATCAACCTAAATATCCTTATTGGGTCAAACCATTGAACTACTCTCATGAGGAGTGGTTGGATATGAATGTTTGGATGATAGACACATTTGGCAGCGGTCATTGGGGCATACCTAATTGTCGCTGGGTAGGAAGTGACCGTAAGTACTGGTTCCGTGATGCAGCAGACAGAACCTTTTTCATATTGAGATGGTCATGAACAGTAAGCAGCGTAGAAAAATAACACGGTATATTAAAAACAATTACCTATACACAGTGAGTATTGAAGCACCTCCATGTATGAACTTTAATGATTGGGATGACAAAGTAGAAAATATGACACTATGGTGTGAAAAACATTACCGTACAGGGTGGGTTCGTGAGTGGTTCTGGGGAGAAGTTGACTTTCATTTCAATGACGCTAAAATCGCCACGCATTTTACGTTGGTGTGGTCATGAGCAAATTCACACATAAAACAGAACGCTATTTCGGTAGCAAAACAAATATACATACAGTCTCTTGGAAGGGTCAAGAAGATGTTGATGTTAAAGAAGTCAAGAAATGGTGTAAGAAGAATTACGGCAAGCCAGGATATGATGAAGAAACTGGAACTAATCGTTGGGTAGATAACAGTAAACAATGCGAGATAATGCTCACCCGTGATGAAGATTTAACTATGTTTTTACTACGCTGGGAATGAAAACCGTAACCGTCACAAATGTGCCAGTGCTTCAAATAATAGAGATAGTGCATCAAATGAGGGCGCATGGATGGGTAGACAAAGTAGATTTTGATTGGGCATTTTATAAAGCAGAAAACTTTTCTGAACCGGCTTACTGTTATACTATATTCAATTTCTACAGAGATGAATACAGTACCTACTTTTCACTGAGATGGTTGTGAGTAATATCCCAAAAGATTTTCAAGATTATGATGACGATGACCCACAAGTTCATTTCAGAAAAAATCGTTGGAAGTATTGGAACCTGCTCAAGTTAGTAAGAACTGAATTCATGGTAGATAGAAAAGAGTTTGATGGTTATGATTTTGAATCTTATATCCAAGGTAAGTATGGCATAAAGATGAACATGCTTGATGGAAACATTACTGATGGTTACGAGATTGTAGATGAACATAAGTATTTGATATTCTTATTGAGGTTCCAATGAGCGATACAGATTGGGAAAGCATCAAGCCAGGATGGCACGAACTAGTTATCAAACTTGGTGAAAATGATACAACATTTTCACAAAGGAGAGAGATAGTAGATTGGATAATCACAAACATACAAAAACCAGATAGACATTGTGTGTACACTTGGGTATATGATGAGATTTGGTTATTCAAAATCAAATTTAGATATGAGCGTGATTATATTTTAGCAAGATTGAGATGGTAATATGGCAATAACAACATACACAGAACGATTCAGACAAGCATATCCCACTGCCGCAGACTCACTTTGCCGTGACAGTAAATCTAAATCTGGACACAAAACAGTCTACAACAGAGATTGTAGGTATCACAAAGAAGATCCATCTTTCATTGTAAAATGGATGAGAAGAAATTTCGGTGAAAGACACCAAGGTTGGGACTTCTCCTTAGTTGGAGGATGTGTTACAATAGAATTGTGGGATGATAGATTAATAACAATGTATGAAATGTGGCAAACATGACCTCTTTATTTAATGAACTATTTTCGTTTACCGACGGCTCGGTGGAAAAAACTAAAGTGTGTAATAAATGCCTCACTGAGTTGCCTATCAGTAAATTTGGTAAAGAATCTGGCAATAAAATTCGTTCGCACTGTCGAGAGTGCGATAGAAAAGTAATGAAGGTCAGAAAGCACCTTCGAAGTATAACTCCTCCGCCTGCAATAGATTATGTGTGTCCTATATGCAAGCGAACCGAAATACAAATCAAAGAAAAAATGCAGTACATGACCAGAAAGGTTCCGGTATGGTCATGTGATCACGATCACCGTACTGACACTTTCAGGGCATGGTTATGTAATAAATGTAATTTAGGTTTAGGTAATTTTAATGATGATGTACAGTTGCTACAAAATTGTATTGATTATCTAAAGGGAACCAAGTGATGAAAAATGAAAAACACGTAAAAGGATAATTATGGCAGATATTATGATAGACATTGAATCACTTGATACAACCCCAGATTGTGTGATTCTTACAATTGGTGCAGTATTATTTGATCCTAAGGGTCAAGGAATCATTGACAAGATTGAGATTAGGCCTACGATTGAGGATCAAACAGAGATTTATAATCGTAGTATCAATGAAGCAACACTAGAATGGTGGAGTAAACAAAATCCAGAAGCTATCGAAGAAGCTATGGGTGACAGAGACCGTGTATCGTTTAAAGAGGCAATGGATCAATTGTATAAGTTTTGTTGGAATCATGGTAAACCTTGGAGTCATGGTGCTCCATTTGACATTGTTGCTATGGAACATGCTTGGAGACAATTTGGTCAACTAGCACCGTGGCCCTATTATAATGTCAGAGACACACGAACATTATTTGATATCACTGGTGTTAGTCTCAAGGACGGTAATCATGTTACGACACACAAAGCCGTAGAAGATGCTGAACGACAAGCCATTGTGGTGCAACAAGCGTATGTGAAATTAATGAAAGCAGGATTGGTTCAACCACGATGAGAATAGATAGTGATATTGACATTGACTTTGGTTCAAGAGATAAACTACTTGAACTGATTAAGCACACTAGTGCAGCAATGCGTAATGTCAATCCTATTCGTAAACATGCAACAGGTGTATATGTTACACCTATTCCCTATGACCCTGTGCTTGATATAGCAAGTATTGATTATACGGTAGCAGAGAAGCGCGGTTATTTCAAACTTGACTTATTGAATGTTCATGTATATGAGAATGTCCGTGATGAACAACATCTAAATGAGTTAATGGTTGAACCTGATTGGACTAAACTGAAAGATAAGTCTTTCGTTGAGAAACTGATTCACTTGAACAATCAGTATTATAATATAGAAAAGATGCCAGAACCTATAGATAGCATCCCAAGATTAGCAATGTTTCTAGCAGTCATTCGTCCCGGTAAGAAGCATTTGATTGGTAAAGTCTGGTCTGATATTAATAAAACTGTCTGGGATAAGGGAACTGATGGATATGTGTTCAAGAAAGCACATGCAATTGCGTATGCTCAATTAGTTGTGGTTCATATGAACCTATTAGGGCATTCGTTTGACGAGGGTGATGCTACGGCGTTTACTACGGCGTTTACTTAGTTCATTCATACTACATATTGGACCATGAACAATAACTAGACTTTTGTTGTTGAATGTTCTTAAATAGGGTCTAAACATAGACCATTCATTTTTTAAGAACAAATTGATGGGTATAAGTCTGTTACTTTCCCACCACCAGACTTCACCAAGTTCTAAAAACTTCTCTTTTATATCATTATCTACTATGGATCCGTAATCATAGATAGTGGTCACCATGTCATCACGGTTTTGAACAATTCCAACATAGTCTTGGTTGGCATATGAACACACAGTTATGAAAGGGTGATTCTGAGTTAAGCGATTGAAAAATTCGTTTTGGATCATTATTATAGTGAACAGCTTATTTATCGGGTAACCAAAGTTAATTAAATTAATATATTAGACTAAATATGTCATAGGAGCCTACATTTGTGTATTCAACATCAGTATTTTATTACGTTCAGCGCAACATTGTCGTGCTATTGTCAGGCTATTCACCGAGGAGATATATGCCAGTCTACGCAAAACCATTAACTTTACATAAGGGAGTTGATAATCAGATCCAGTTTCAGTTCTTAAATCAGGAGCAAAAACCCATAGATATTACTGGGAAAAGTATCACTTGCCGTATATTAAACTATGAAGGCAATCAAGTTCTGATACAAAAAGCATTAACATTACAGTTTGCAGCTACAGGAATCTGTGCATTATTTTTAAATGCAGCAGACCTTGAAAATATTCAGGCTCAGAAATGTTACTATACCTTAGAAATCCCTGTCAATGACTTTGACTTCCCTGTATTCGTAGACCAAAATGCAGGTGCTCGTGGTGTGATGAATATCGTTAATAGTGTATTACCTAACTTTGTTCCATCATATAGTATCACTATCCCAACTGGACAAGCATTCCCTAACAGTCACGGGTCTAACGGAAGTAGTCTAACATACACTACAAGCGTACTAAGCACTAATAACAATCCAATACTAACTATCCAAACAGAATATATTGAATTCTATGGAAACACGACCATTCAAGGTAGCAGTATCGTAGATAACGATTGGTATGATATTGTGACCACAGAAGAAGTATCTAATGTTACACAAACGGTTGGATATGTTATACAAGGATTTCATCCTTATATCCGCATGCAATTCACTAGCAATGCGGGCGCAGTAACCAATATATTGACCAGATAATTTGCTTTAGTGTTTCTATTGTGTTACAATCAATAGATGTTTGATATCCTGTCTGTATTACCCGGTAAAAAGAAGCAAACTAGTTCAGGTTGGACTAGCTTTAATGCTATCTGTTGTACCCACTTTGGTCACAGACAGGATAAAAGAATGCGCGGTGGCATTAAGTTTGATGGCAACAACTGGAGTATGCATTGTTTCAATTGCGGGTTCAAGTGTAACTTTGTATTAGGTCGGTCAATCAGTCAAAAAACTCGCAGTCTGTTAATATGGTCTGGGATTGATGAGCATCAAGTTAAGCGTTGGAGTTTAGAAA